AAACTCTTCACAAACCAAGGGAAAGACTCCCTCAGTGACGCGATACTGGACAAGTCCTTTAAGGAACTTGCTACCAACCTTCTTAGAAGACATGGTAGACCTCCAGAGTTCAACCTGCGCGAGTATTTAGGCTTTTGGCCTTAGTACACGTTCTCGAATGTCGTTACCGCTGCCTCGATTGGCGAACCCGATGAATCTGTGGGTACGTCATCGTTGGCGTTGATTAGACGAACGAACAGAGAAGCCATTCTGCTGAACAGCGTTTGCCGTTCAAGCAAAGTTGACCTCTCTGGTAGGAAGAACTCCATGACGCCCATGCAGTTGTACGCCAACGTCGGAGCCGGCTGAATGCCGGTCGATGTCGAGGCGGACGTCTGCTCAAGCGTCGGGAGGACCAGTTTTACCGTTACCTTGTACACACGGCTTGCCTTAGTAGGCGGCCGGACAGACATGGTAAGGGCGGGATAACCGATGGCGATTCCGCCAATTCGGTCAACCCACTTCGCGACACCGAGGGGAGAAATCCCTTCGGGGTTCAAAGTCGAGTCTACACCGACCGTTGCACTCGTCGTTTTACGAGCGAGTGCATGGTCGAGCAAACCCGAGAGTTTCACTGCCGCAATAGCGGACATGTGGTCTTTGCTCCTGAAGACTACAAGATCATTTCTCGAGCTATTTGAAAGCAGCCCGTAGCAAAGCCAATGCGTTGGTAGCATGAGTCGTGGAAGCTAAACCGTTTTTCAAAACAGATGGTATTTTGGCAGAGGGTAAAGCTAAAAGCTTCGCCCTATTGACAGATACCACCTGACGGCTATAGCGACCATGCTCTGCTCTCCAAGCGTATTGACCTGGCGCAGGCGCTCTCTCAGAGCTAATGATCGAGGAAGCCTCCTCCTTAGTGTAGTTCGTGACTGATCCACTAACAAAGGACAACCCATCCCAAGACGATAAAGTCTCGAGATAGGGCCCAATGGGAATGAACCAGTCAACTACAAAAGAAAAAGGCAGGATTTCCCATCCGAGATTGAGGGGATTTGTGAAGCCGAGCTGAGCCAGAAAGGATTTAAGACGATCATCAATTTTATAGTAGATGACGTACTTACAACGAGTATTGACGAGTATTGAATGCTCGCCAACCTTTATTGTAGGAGCGTCACCAGCCATAATTGCGATCTTCTTATCAATCCGAGCTGACCCAACTCCTGTCACCCGTTTAACATCAGGACCTTGGGCATTTAATTGCTTCAAGGATTTCATCACGCCGATAATATCCTGGAGTAAAGGTTTCCATCCATACTGAAGCTCAAGCCAATTATTGGCAAGAGATTTAGAAATGGACGGGCCTTTCCCATTATATCTCGGTAAGTGACCTCCCCATAGTTCTTTCACTGCACCGGGAATGTTTCCCTTTTTAAGTGCAATAAGAGAACGAGTAAGTCGTTTGGCAGTATTGCCAATCAACTTCACGGTTTGGCCTATTTGAGCAAAGTCTTGCGCGATATTAGCTTCAATATCGAGCCCGGCATTGTCAATAAGCTTCCGTAGGGCCTGAAATTGGGCACTTGCTATATGAGCAGAGGTGTCCGGCGGGGCTGCGTAGTTAGTGGTGAACTGGGTGAATTCATTGAAGTATACCCCAGTATCTGGAGTATAGTTCTGAAAAGAACTGTATCCATCCAGTATTTCCACGATTTTCACAGTATGCGGATTAACCGGTAACTGTGCCTTCTTCAAACTACCAAACCTTGGAGTTCGAGCACCAGTCCAAGTACGATTATACCGAACGTAACTCGCTGGAGTACTTGTGAAAAAGTATCCACCGTTATTACCTTCAGTATGTTTCGTATAGAACTGAGTGATCTCCTCGGGGTTTGGACGTAACGAAGAAGATCGAGGGAAACCCACTTGCTTCGAAGCTCTATCTCTCTGACGAGAGATAGCGACAAGCTGGCGTGCTTTTCGCACTTCCAACTGGATAGCATGTGGTACGCCCAGGGTTTTGATACCCGGAATTGTTACCTTAACGCGATCGGGATTAACCCGGCGTATAGGTAACGCAATTGAGCGTCTCACATTATCGGACCTACCCTTGATCCAACTCTCCAACGTAAAATATGTTCTAATGAGATCCCGTTTACCAGCGTATACGAATACGAAAGTTTCTGGAAACTCCCTTAAAAGGAGCGTCCGACTAACGTAGACGATTCGCTGGTTAACAAAAATCTCATAGAATATAAACTCCGAGGTGAGAAGGGTCTTAGGAGGCACGTATACTCTCAGTGAAGAGGCTACCTCTTTATTAGTGACTTTAGCCGGACTTGGGAAGATCATAACATCCCTTTTAAAAGGATGCGGACTTTCTCAAATGCCAGAAAGGCACCACTGACCCAATCGTAAAAGAAGATAACGATAAAAGCAACTACTAAGAAGATACGAACTTTGAAATCGTATCTAAAAAGCAAATGCTTTTTCGAAACATCTTCAATTTCCGATTGGAAGGGGCTTTTGCCCCGTAACGATGGCAACTTCCGAAGACGTGTGACGAAGATAGAGCCAACGACACTAAGAACGCGCGTCGACTCAGCAAAGATCCGCTTAAGCGGAACGAGCTGAATTGATGAACGTCTGTCATGTCGTTGAACTTTCTCTTCCACATAGGTCTCCTAAAGGTTGACATCAAACCTGCCGGTCTTCCTAATGAATCCGTTCTTAAGGACTCAGAAGGGGAC